CAAAACGCTAGACCTTTATAGGCAGGGCCTGCGGGTCCATAGTAAGACAAGATGTAGTTACGCAACCGTTTGGGAATTAAATACAAACGCTGGGATGCTGCTGCTTTGGCTCTATACCCATACCCTAGGACCGACATCGTCTGTCCTAAGGTTAATGAGTACTTCCGAATAAGTTCGAGGAGACCGGCAAAGGATTGCCGCCCTACAACAAACTCACGGAAGGAAATTGGAGAAACGTCCACCCCATTATGGAATGTACGCTTCGCAAATTCTAGAGTCGAGCCAGAACCGGAGATCATAGACTTATGAGCTCCGATTCCAACACCCATACGACGCATTAATAGCTCGTATTGCTTGGCTACACCTCGGCTCGCTATGACTACGTCATCTCCCAAGATGGCGTAGCCTGCGAACCAACCTGTCCCTAACCTCACCTTACCTGCCAGGAAGGCAGACCACTGAACGAAAGCATGATGGATGAATGCCAGCATAGCCCACGAACTCAGAGCACCCATTGGTTGACCGGTTCCATATACGAGATAGCCTTTCTCCGCTAACTTGAAGGAATATTTCTTTCCTTCAAAACTAGAAGAGTAGGTCTTCCCGCAATGGTATTTCCGACCAATCAATAGGGACCCCCATAATTCAGCCCCCCAACTTGTTAGGAAGGGGGCCAGAAGGGTTTTCTGTAAGACGATAGGTATTCGATCTGTTGCAGCCGATAAATCGAATGAATAAAGGGAGATCTTAGACCGAGTTTGTCGCTCGATCTTGTCCTTCCAAATAATCAGACGATGAATAGGCTTTAACTGGTCGAATGTACCGTCTTGCCGAATTAATGAAAGCAACTGAAACACGGTGCTATGTAAGCCGTGAAACAGCCACTGAGTGAATGGATCCACCATGGCAAAGACCCGAAGCTTGCCTGCGGGTTCCTCTTTGAATCCCAAGCGACCTAGATGGTTCGTTGCCTCGAATGGACACCCAGGAGAACCAGGGCCCAAGGGAAGGGAATCCTCCCAAACCCAAAGGCGCTGGCCCCACTGCTCAATCCGGTTAGTAACCCAATTAGACTTGGTCATTTCACACCAATTCCTTAACAGAGGAAAAAGTGGAGAATGAAGCCAAGCATGGGCACTAGCCAGAAGAGTAGCGGGCGATGTCGACTGGGCACCACCGGGTACGTTACCACCTTTGATCGCAGGGGAACTTTTGGAAATCATAAAAGGCTTAGCTTTGAGCCTCTTCAAGAAGTTTAATGGAGACCAATCCCCAAGTCTTACTGAACTCATAATAGATTTTCGGAATCTAGAAAGAGACAGCAAGAAATGAGTCTGAAGGAATTGACTAAATTCCCAAAGCAATTGGCGTTCCATCGAGCTTCCGTCGGAGATGGTCGATAGCTTCGGACTTAACTTACAGTCTAACACTCTATAAAGTGAAAAGATAGTAAGCCAGAGCCGAATACACCAAACATCTCCTGCACGAATCCTCTGGCGATGAATAGCCGGGATTATAGAAGGACAACCAGAATGCGTTCGACCGACTCTAACGCCGAATGGCGTTAGGTCGTGTAGTCTCTGACCACCAATATATTGTTGGAGAAGGGAGTAGCAAGCTTTTAAGTAGATAATTAAAAACTTGTTTCCTCCAGAACGTCTCAAAGAATACATGGTAGCCAGTGTGGTAAGGAGAACTTTAACAACCGATAGATTAACTCTTCGTCCCAGCAGAGACACCATACAAAGTAATGGTGTCAATGCTGGTCGCCCAAGTTTTACCTTGAGCATGGCATTAAGAGACGCAAAAGAGCTTAGCAGTCGACTCCATGCTCGACTAGACACTCGTTTAGTTGAGTTTATGTTGAAGACAGTTAAGTTCTTTTGTTATTCATTAGAAGCGTCTCTTAAACTTCGGTTTCCCCGAGTGGGGGCCGCAGCCAGCCTTGGAAGGCTTTAGATGAGGTCTAATCAGGCTTAATCTATCTTATCTCCCCCATGCCAGGAGCCCCCTCTCGATTGCTCGAGATTGCTCAGACAAAGGATCGACCGATAAATTACCTGCCGTACATAAACTAGAAGAGGTACTTTCCCTCCAAGGTTTAGGGGTGTCAGCCCTTTCCCCCTGGCGCCCTAAACGATTAAGGCTAGGTCATCCTCCCTCCTACTAAGTCTACGCACGTCCAAATTTTACGTAGGGATTACTCCCCAAATGCGAGCCACTAGAGGCACTCCCATCTGAGAAGCGCCATCCGGCGAATTTTCAGATGAGCAGGGACTACAAG